TTGTTCTTGAATTCGGCTTACAGCAGCTGAGCCAGCGTTACGTGCAGAAAAACCTCTTCCACGGGCGTACCCTTGAAATTTTCTTGCCATTAGTTAATTAGTTAGTTTTTATTAGCCACTAATCTTTGCGGTTGCAATGCTTGAAGCACTACTCAAAGCAGTGTTTGCAAATGTCAGCCAGGGATTAGTAGTAGCCGCAACACCCTTAATAGGTTTGGGGCCAAAGTCATAGTCTCCCAACTCACGTGGCATCAGGAACTCCATGTCAGGTGTAGGACGCGGTGGAATCGGATCCAACACAGGAGGTGGCGGGAGCATACGGTTAGCTTGTGCGTTCAGGATTGCATTGTCGTACTCCAAATTGATATCACGGAGTGTGCTATGTAAGTTAGTGTCAGCACTTAAAAGAGAAGCTGCAAGAACAGCTTGATCACGTCCGAAATTCATACGCTCAACCTGCTGTGCTTTCTTTGCAGAACGTCCAGCTTGACCTCTAGCTAGTGCAGCACCCTGCGCTTGGAGACTGTCAATAATGGCTTGTTCGTTGTCAAAGGCTGCAGCTTGGTGGATCTCTTTGCGTTGTTGATATGCAGCTTCTTGAGAGTATCGACGTTCAAGACCACTTAAAGCTGTAGAGTTGGCATAGACCAGCTCAGACTTGGTGTAAGCAAGAGCATTGGTTTGGCGTTCAATGTTCGCAATCTGCAGCTCACGCCTATACGTGTCTTGAGCAATAGCGTCTTTATAGGCACGTTGCCGATCGAAGTTCCGTTCTTCAGCTTGGATCTTTTTGACTAAGTACTTATAGTCTTTTTTTGTTCGTTTTTTGCCGGCTTTCCAGTTTGCTAGGTCGTACTCGTATTTCTGCTCTACAGCCTTCTTTTGCTGACGGTTTGATGCACTTTGACCCACAGCGCCAAAAACGGCTGATCCAAGTGCGGCAACACCGGCAATAATTGTAGCAGCCAAATTTAAGTCCTCCGGTAATATCTAGGTGAGTAGTTTCCTTCCCACATCATCGACCCAACCGATACGGGAAATGGGGAATCATTGAAAAGTTTAAGTGTAAAATTCTTGTTATTTTGGTGGATAGGAAGTGTCACGTACGATTCGTCAGTAAGTGGAATGTCATTAGCTAGGTAATAGTTAGCATCAGCAACAGGTGAAAGTTCGTACCATTCACTGCTGCCTTTTGCTTTTACCTTGAACGACATCAAACCAGACAAGCCTAGTGAAAACACATAACGTGCAATTGTCAGTCGTGCAGTAAAGTCAACAATCTTTCCATCATCACTACGTGCGTAGAATGTGGTAGGAAGTTCAACATTAAAGTCGTATTTGAATCCAACAATGACATCAGATGCCTGTGAGGTTAGGTCTTTTTTGGGAACAATAAAGTAGTCACCTGTTCCATCCGTTCCACGCTCAGGGGAGATAGTGAATCCAGATTCAACGAAACTACCCGAAGCAGTACTACCGGCAATCAACAGGACTGGCTTCAAACCAGACACATCGTTGTATGGGAGGTAACACTTGGTCTGTTCGTTTGCAGAGTCGTAGACAACGCTGCTAGCAGTGGCGTAAAGGTCAACACTTGGATTGACACGAGCACCGTTGCTGTTAACAATGATCGCAGTGTCAGGGCTTTGGTTGACTGTTGCTTTACCGAGTGTGTATTGGTTTGCTTGTTTGGTAACGACATACATATCGTCTTGATCAACAGCACACGCCTGAACCAATCCAGGCAACTGCCAGCTGTACCAAGATTCAAGTACATTTTTTTCACCATCATTATAATAACTATATAAAAACATCTTGTTAGATGTTTGACTACTCATTGCAATGAATTGGTTCTGAGGGCTAGCAATCAAAGTATCAATGTTGCTAGGAATGTACTCATTGACAATTTTGCTAACGTCAAGCACTTGGGGGTTGTCTTGCTGTCCACGCGTTTGCATAGAGAAGACACGTGTAAAGCTGCTAGTCTTACTAATGAAATTGATACTTGAGCCAACGTCAACAGGGTCAATATCAGTATCCATTTCGTAAGAAGAGATGGTCCTAATATTGGCTGTGCGTGGGGTCATGATGTTATCAATAGCAGTTAACATGTACTGCTGATCACGACTAAATAGGACAAGACCTTGAGCAGTAGAGACAATGCCATGAAGAACTGCAGGTCGAATTGCAGAACAGCTGATATCTACAGGGTCAGAGTCAATAGTGGTCCGTGCAGATACATGGTAAAAATTGAAGAATTCACCAGCTTGACTCATAGACACGTTGTCACCAGTCAAGAATCCCAACCTATTTGCATGGAGGAATCCTTGCTGAATTTTTTTTCCAACAAAACTAGGATGTGAATTAGTTTCGTCGTCACCCACAAGCCGGTCAGTATAAGTAGCTTGCTTAAAAGTGAATGTGTTGATCGCAGTGTTGATCAACTCATGAGGCATTGTTGCATTATCTAGTCCAGGAGAAACATTGAAACCAAGAGCTTCTTCCCAATATCCCTTACCAGAGACACCGTCATAAGCAATAAAACTGGCAAAGTATGTGTCAAATGCACTAATGGTATTAACTACTTTAACTACTCGTCCATTGACAGAAGTACTAGGAAGCTCACTGACATCGTCAACTGTCTCCATAACAGCATCAAGCTTGTTAGTGGCAGCACCACCAGTAGCGGTAACTTTCATGGTTGACGTATTAGTAAGCTCAAGCACAGAATCAAGTCTGTTAATTGTCAGATTCGGTATATTCTGATTAGTAAGAGCAGTCTGAATGCCTTGTAAAATTTCACCTGAAGTAACACCTAAAGTAGTGTTAGCAGCGTTAGAAGCATTAGTCGGGGAGGTATAGGTAGCCGTATAGGTAGTCCCACCGACTACAATTACAACCTTGTATTCAGCACTATAAGCAACATCACGTAAAATGATAGTAGCCTTCAGATCATTAGTGTGTGAAGTGGCTGAACGAGCTGCAACCGTAACCGTTTTGTTGGTGATGATAGAAGTATCTTGAACCGTAAGAACGTCATAGTCATTACGTGTTGCTGTGAGATAAGCCTGTGCACCGGTACCATAATTAACAGTACAAGCGACACCACTTACTGCATTCCAGATGTAAATTTCACCGGTATTACCTCCAGCGGCAGGAGTAATGCAACCGATATAACGCTCATCATCATCTCTGTGGATGTAAAACCATTTAGCATTGTCATAGGTGGTACCAGTACCAAGGTTTTTAATGTGTTGAATACCTGGACGTTTAGTCAGTCCCAACGCAACATCGGGGTAAGCATTGATAGATTCAACAACTTGTCCAGGTAATTTTTTATCGTCTGGTTGTTTTGAAACACCACCTAGAAGATTAGGGATGCGTTGTGTTACTGATGCCATTATCGATAAAGAGCTTTAAATGGTTGGAAGCTGATATAACTGCTCTTGGCAGTACCGTCAGGTTTACCAAAGAAGCTCAGATCAGCCTGGGTTGTGTCATATTCCATCGCCAAGGCACGAGTGTAAGCCTCGTTTTGTTGAAGAATTTGGTATTGAGTGTTGTCACCAACGATCCTGCTGGACACGATTGCAGCAGCACGTGCGGTGATAAAAGCCTGAATAGGTTTAGGAACATCAACCCAATCAAAGAGCCAGATCACATCACATTTAACAGGTCCATTAGTAAATTTAAAAGTGTGGTGGAATCGGTCATACAGTTTGCCACTACGGATAACGGTATCCATCTCTGCGTTAGCAGAAACTTCACTGGCATCTAGATGGAGTACGTTGTTAGGAATCAGAATTTCATCATTTGTATCAGGAGTAAATTTGTAACTGTATTCCTGATTGAATGTCCATCCCTCTGCCTGCACCTCTCGTGACACTTGGAGGAGTGTGTTATATGCAATCGCAACGTCCGGGTTGGTTTGATCGAGGGTGGTGACAGGCGCTTGACCAACTGACGCCAGAATTTCGTTAATAGCTGCTAGTTCTTGTGTAGCGTTAGTGGTAGGAAATGTCATTCTAAAAAGTTAAAAAAAAGGGACTCCGAAGAGTCCCCGTGTAGATAAGAAATATCAGAAAGCGGAAGGTGCAGTACCGCCCACATACAGCTCAACGGCTGCAGCAGGGTTGATGTAGTCACAACCGCAGGCGAGGCGTCCGAGGAGCACGTCACCTTGGTAGATCACAGACACGTCACCGCTGGTCACTTGGACCTGGGGACCGATGGCTTCG